TGATCTTGTCGTCATCATCCACCGCACGACCGTCACCGATGAGAATAGCGGCTGCGATCTCCTCGTCCAGCATGAGACGCATCTCAGCTTTGAGCCACATGACCACGTCGAAATCGGTGATGTCGAGAATATCGTCACGATCCAGCTTCTGCTTCTTGTAGACCGTGCTGGGGGATGTAGTGCGCTTCGAAACGCTGAACCACTCTTCCTTCTTCAGGTTACCCGTGATATAGCCCCGAGCACGAGCGTCATCAAAGGTAATATCCGCGACGATGGACTTGATCCGAGTGAAGGGCGAATGCTTGGTTCCATTGAGAACGCCAGAAACCCACTCGACCCTCCGACTGTCGAACTCGGGAGAATCCATAACCGCACGAGCGTCAGGGAAAAGGACGTCGATGTTCTCGATACCATGCTTGAGCGCGTAATGCTCAACAGCTTCCTTCAAAGAACCGCCCCTCTTGGCTTCAGAAACGATTCCCTTGATGGCGTCATGGGAGAGAACATGCTCCTCTTCCTTCTTGCCTCCGTTCTGCTGCTCGAAGACATTACGAGTCATGCGCCGTCCTTCCTCTTCATTATTGTCATCAGTATGAACAAGTTCCGACGTTGACTCAGTCGATTCGTCGGAATGAGCAGCCTCGTTGGGAGTTGCACTAGTGCTAGTAGTGGCGCTGGCAACAGCACTCTCAAGGGCGGCGCCGATCATGTAATGAACGACTTCCTTCTGCTCGGGAGTCATTGAATCATAGACTTCCTGGACTGTTGGACCTTCATCTGTGGTATCGGCAGCATTAGCATGGTCGAGCTGATCAATCGACTCTGTCGAATCCTCAGATTTGCCATCAGCATGATGAAGTTCCAAGCCAGTGTAAATAATCGCCTCGTCGTCCAATGTCACCATGTCGCCATCCCCATGCGCCAAAGTGATGTTGTCGATAAGCGCTCCCGGATTTGCACCGGACAAGACCAGACTCAATTCACGAATGAACCCGTGAAGAACCTGCTTTGCCTTTTCCGTGAGACCATTTGCATAGATCGACAGAGATCGAATATCTCCGTGCTGCACCAACGTCTTGGCGTTCTTTGCCGTATCAGTATCGTTGAAGAAACCATAGGCATAGATACCATCTTCACGGTGCTCAAGTGTTGCATAGCCGAGCACGTTGCTGGGCTCATTGTGACCGTGCTGCCAGACCAACGGAACAGTTTCCTTATCCTGATGCTTGAAGGCATCTGGCGTGATCGTCCGGCCGTCGGAGCACTTAAGACCAGCTTTCGTGGCATAGCCGCTAAAGTCGGGCTTAGCCTCTGCTCCCATTTTGAACGTCCTTCCTTAATCTCTGATCAAGAGTAGGAATTAGATCAAGCTTAACTTGGCTTCCGTCTGACATAACTCCGGTAGGCGTCGGACTTCCTTGCGGCATGTTACTATTAAGCAATTGATCAGCCTTAGGATCTGGATGTGGAGCCATACCGACAACTTGTCGCATCTCATTCGATGTCATAATCTCATTACGAGTAAACTTATCTGCAATTTCGGCAATATTCTCAACCGGAACCAAGCGAAACGGATCTCGGAAGAACAAGACCGATTGCTTTTGTGTTCTTGCCGTTTTGGTCAAGAAATTCCGTCGCATACCTTCGACCATTGCCGTAAGAACAGGCTCGATTGTACGATTCCAATAATTCAGCATAGCCTTTTCGTCAGCTGTGCCGTTCATAACCTCTTCGGTTAGGCCGAGTTGACCGTAAAGCATCTGCGTCAAAAACTCAATTTGGCTCAAAAGATTNTTCTCGGCTGGACGATTCAGCTGAGTGATCTTCTCGGTCCCATCCGTATAAGCAATACCATACTGACTACCTTTAAGCTGGAACTCAATATCTGCACGACGTTGCTCTGCCTGCTGTCTACGAGCTTCAGACTTGATCACGTATGGAAGCTGAATAATGAGATCGAGTTTTCCCGAAGCGATTTGATTATCAACGACATCCAAAAGATTAAGCTTATTCAGAAGACGTTGCAAAGTCGAATTCGGCTCGTTCATGACCGAATACAAAGGATTCTCGATTATCGCCACGGCAGTTTTATGAAGAGTAATTTCCTCTCTTTGCGCCGTTTCTTCGTTATACACGCTTAAGCGCACGTGCTGTGGATACCACATCGTGATCTCACCAACACGAAGCGTCAAAATATCGAATCCGCCAGATTGCTGTGGACTAATTGACGTGTCNACTGGAACAAGCGCTGCAACACCTCGGTCGAAGAGTGTCATAGCGACGTCTTGTCTAAACGCGCGAGCAGCTTGATCAATATTGGCTTCAACAGTCAAACAGTTATTAAGTCCACTATCAATGTCTTCAATATAGCGATTTTCGGCATCCAATCGAACATGACGCATATCGACAGATGCGACATCAATACTGAGACGAGTATAAATCGAGGAGATAATCGACCGTTCATTGGGGATTCGAAGTCTTAGACGATCTGGTCTCTGCCCATAACTTCCACCATAACTTGCTGGAGCAGCTTTAATCCTATCTTCTTGATTGGTGAAAACGTTCCAGGCATGTTTCAACGTCGCGCGGATTTGGGCCATATCTCACCTCCCTCCCCCTAATCGATTACCACGTATGAATCAACCAAATCACAAGAACAACAGCAATCACAACCAGTGCCACCGAAGCAAAGTTGATACCTGTTTCGTTCTTAATCATTCGAACGCCTCCTTGTTCAGCTTATATGCAATCCAGGCGTCCATAAGAGCTGCGACATTGTCAATCTTCTCGTCTTGACGCTTCTTCAACAGTTTTCGATTTCCATTAGTGTCTTCCAAAGTAATCGCATTACCCATCGCGAAAGACATGAGAGACTGATCGAAGACTAAAAGTCGCTCTTCGCTCATGATCTTTAACTCACCCAAAGGAACCGATTCGGTTTTGGCTCCTTGAATGATTTTCTCGATTCCGAAAGGACCGTTCTCTCCTTCCCATCGAGCAACGAACTCTTTNGCNTTGTATGGATCGTAACCGAGAGCTCGAACNTCNTANTCCGANGTCAAGATGAATCGATCCAAATCGTCATAGACTTCCATNATGTCGAGAATNCTTCCCGGCATNACATGAAGNCTTCCNTCATTGATAAACTCTTCNTACTTCTGCCGCATCGCAAGAGGAAGTTTCATCAACGTGAGTTCAGTAATGTAACTCCGAGTTTTTACACCATACTTCTCGTGTCCCAACGGAAAGAGAAAAGTAAAAGCACAGAAGTCGTCGCCCTGTGAGAGATCCGCACCAAGAGAACACGGTAACTGCCAAAACTCTCGACGACGATGCGGAAGAGTCTCTTCGTATGTGAAGAAATACGTATAGCCCTCCATCGGAATCCCAAAACGCTTCGCAAGAATATCGTTCCGAGAAGCCGGAGCTTTTTCGGCCCGTTCTACATCAAGGTGATACGTGTCATAGGAAACTGTCAGCCCCAGATTCGGATTTGCTTTCACCCACGTCGCTGGATCTGCCACTTCCTCGATCTCATCGAGTTTGTAATGCCAGATCGAAACGTGCGGCGCGTAGTATTCTCCCTTAAGTATGTCAGCAAGCTCCATTTTGATTGTGTCACCGGAACCAGCTCGAACGGTTCCTTCTGAGCTGATAGCTACGATCAGATAGTCCTCNAGCTTGGACGCTCCTTGNTCTACAGCACCGACTACATCCTCTCGAAGATCACCGGACAACCATTCGTCAATCGTAGAGACCTTTGGACGAAGACCCTGAAGCTTGTTGATTGCCATCGGACGGACCTCGAGCAACGACCCGGTGAGAAAGTTCTCGATNCCCTTCTTCGTCGATGCCAGCTTCACTCGATTGGCTCTCGAGCCCGTTGTGTTCTGAAGNGATCCCTCCGTCAAGAACTTGAANAGAGGCCCGCGTGCGCGCGTNATAGCTGTACGACCGGGAGACATGACTTCATCAGCTTGCTTCATCGTCGGCGCCGTTGTAATCTGATGTGTGGTCGACGTATCGACATTCANAAAGTACCCTTGAATGCACCATGCGTACATCGACTTGGCTGCGCCACGAGCGACGATCAAGTATTGTTTGAGAGTCAGACGTTTCTTAATTCGTTTCTTTTCATAGTGCCCACCGTGGTTGTCTCTTGTCGGGACGTAGACGCTTCGCTCGACGAAGTAGTACCAACCGAAGATTTGCTCAGACCACAGCTTGAACGAATCAAGAAGAAACAGATCCGATCCATCGGTTAAAGTCAATTCACCTTCGCAATAACGAATGAATCCTTCAACTGCCTGATCGTCGTAATAGATATTAGGGTTAGCGATGAGCGAATCAATCCGATTCATCTCCAAAGAGATCTCACGATTCACTGGAATCTCTCCTCGGAGAACTGCCTCGCGAAACCGACCGTAGTAAATCGGCGTCGCAGTATTGGACAGACTCACGCTAACCCTCCTTTCTATGCTGCAGCCAATGCGCCAAGCTTGATCAAGCGTTTCTTAACCTGTTGGGACGCGACTTCGTTCGCTGCGCTCTGAGCTGTAGATTTTCCAGTTTGTCCAAGAAGAGTAAGGACGAATTTCTTGGCTGGATTTGAATCTTGATACTGAAGCCTCTTGAAATTTTGCTCGAGATTAAGTCGCTTCGTATATGCTTGAAGTTCTTCGTCGGAAAGAGCTTTGGTCCCGCTTTTCTTTCCTACTTGTCCGATTGTACGAGAGCGAACAGCATCGGGATGAGCGGGTTGTCCTTGACCACCAGAGGTTTTAATCTTCTTTCTCTTATCACTGATGATTACCTCTTGTGGTCCGACTGTAGCCTTTCGACGAATACCCCAACGCATTCCCTTGACGCCGTGATGCTCTAGAATATCGTCGATGGAACTTTGAGCCATATCATCTCGTACCATCTCGACTCCGACGATCCGACCCTTATCGTCTTTGACATATCTAATCTTGAGAATCATTGACTCATCCGCATGTTTAACCCGAGAAGCATTTTCGATACGAATATCAAATCCGTTAAACGATTCTGAATTCAGATGAGCTCTAGCAACTTTGGTCCCAGAAGCATTGGTATAACCCTTTAGGAGATCGTTCATCGTATCGATATACATCTTGTTGTACTCTTTTACATACTTCTTTGCTACCGGATCGTTTGGATTATTAAGCTTTCCGTTTGCAATTGCCTTAGAATATTCAGGTCGAACATTCATTTGATGAACTCTAGATTGTACAATAGGAGCAATAGTGTTATGCATTTGTCTTTTTACTTCGTATTGTGCTCTCTTGCTTGTACCAATCTTCTCAAATCTTTTATCGGCCCTACGAACGCCCCACTTCATTCCCTTGACGCCGTGGTGCTCGAGAACCTCTTCTACTACAGTCAAAGCCGACTGCTTCAATGAATCAGGAGGAGTCTCGCCCAGTTGACCGTAATACCTTCGCAAAGCATTGGCTGCCTTAGCCTTTTGTTCCGGAGGAGCCTTGAGTGGAGACCGAGCTCCAGCTAGTGCGGCTGCCGCTGCGTGAACGCCATTCCTATTCAGAGCACCATTCGGAGTCTTAACGGGTAATTTACATAGGCTCTTTGACGTGGGCGGTCCATCATGCAAATGAACTAGACAAGCCGCATGCCATTGCTCAATAGTATAATCAGCTTCTGTATAATTACTCCACGGTTTTTCTGAAATATGTAAAAGACCCTCAACAAATACGATTTCAGGGGTATCCATTTCTTCCCCTAACTTGAAGGCTTCTCTTTCGCTTCCTTCTCTTCCTTTTCTTTCTTTTCTCCCGGTTGCTGGGACATGGTTGCTAGCCGTCGTTCGTTGTGCTTCCTGATTTCCTCTTCTCTCTCGCTTCTCGGCTGTTGCTTTTCAGCCGATGAATCTCCGCGCCCTTCTGGTGCGTCTTTTGCCATTGCTTTCCTCCAAAACAACTTCGCCGGTGTACAGATCCTCAATATAAACCGGAGGCGGATCAGGATCGACCCATCCTGTCTCCTCACGATGCACGTTCAGACGCCACTCGAGCTCCTGAATTTGNNTCTCGACTGCNGAAATTAGATATGATGTNGACGGAGGATCGAACAGCTGTCGAACNCGAAGAAATACATATGACTTTACCGAGTTGTACTGAGCGTCATTTACGATAAAATCATCCCAAACCGCAACGTCATCTTCGATCATGAAACCTTCAGCTGGACCAACTCCCAACTGGGTGAGAGTAGAAAATGCGGTATTGATATGAGTGATAATATCGAGATCATAGACAACATAATCCTCGGAGATTCCCAAAATTTTCTTCGTACTAGTAAGAATACTCTGTTCCATTTTATCCCACCCACTTTTACTTTGAATAGTTGTTAGGCGATATGGTCTTCGTCAGGTTCACTTTCTTCTTCGCGCCTCTCTTCATCTTCTCTCTCCTCAGGTCGTTCCTCAGGCGGAGAAGTGTCTGGAGCTGGAACGCCAGGAGACGGAGGAGCTGGCGCATTTGGATCTTGTGGCTGATTCGGATCCGGAGCAGTTACAGTTCCGGGATCTTCCTGCATGTCGATCTCCTTTCTCGTACTAGCCTTCGATCCCAAGATCTCTCAGACGTTTGACCATGGCTTTGACCTTCCCACGATCGCGCCAATCTCGGATTTGTCGTTTAAGAATCGGCTTGTCCAAGCGAGCTCGAAGAGCTTTGAGTAA